AACGAACGAGCAGATCAGTGTGTTGGTGCAGGCGCTTCTGAAGTCCCAAGACTATGTTATGACCCTGCACGCCCCAATCTCTACTGCGATCTGCGCGAGTACAAAATGCTCGCGGAGATTCACCCGCCTGCTAAGCGGAAGGCGGTAGCGATGGATTGGCTGTCTTTCAACTTTCAGCGATGCAGTTTCGGCGCAAAGGTGTTTGTGCAGAACCAAGGCCCGCTGACTTTAGGCACTGCCTGGGACAGTGAGGTCTACCAGCTGACCATCGATCTACAAGCACCAAAAGAAAAAGCCACACAAGCAATTCGCAGAAAGAAGGTGCTGTAGTGGGCGAGACGATGCTCATTTTTATGATGGTCTGTGCAGAGAAGGGGAATCTGGAGAAGCCGATTGCTAACGAGGCGTTTCAGACTTTAACCGGATGCTTGGATTACGCGGTCAGTCTGAATTGCCAGAGCGTGTACAAGCTAAACGGCGTTTGCGTGCAGGGGCAGAACAGGTTTTACGAGTGCCACTGCAGACCTAGAACGATAAGGCGCAGCGAGGCTGGGGCTACGATCTTATTTCGTGATCCTGAAACAGAGACCGAAGACTGATGGCTTTGCTCGGCACCCTCCTCGGCCCTGTAACCGACCTTGTTGGTGGCGTAATAAAGAATCGTCAAGAGATCGGTAAGGCGAAGCAAGCGGCTAAGCTCGAACAGATTAAGAGCGGCGCTGAGTGGGAAAGCAAAATGGCTGATGCGTCAAGCAACAGCCTGAAAGATGAGTTTTGGACGCTAGTGTTGAGCGTGCCGATTTTTATGGTCGGTTACGCAATTGCTGTTAACGATGCGAGCGTAATTGAAAGAGTCGAACAAGGATTTAGCGCGTTATCAAACTTGCCAGAGTATTACCAATATCTGCTCTTTATCGCTATCTCAAGCAGCTTTGGCATTCGTGGCGTAGACAGATTGATGAGCCTGAGAAAGAAATGAGCCAGCAACTGATCGACATGTTGAAAAGACACGAAGGCGTAGAGCACTTCGCGTATGAGTGCAGCCAGTCGAAGGTGACTGTGGGCTGTGGTCGCAATATAGACAGAGATGGCGGTCTTGGGCTGAGCGATGACGAAATTGATTACTTGCTCCAGAACGACATCAAAAGATGTCGTGATGAGCTAAACAATGAGTACACATGGTTTAAGCGATTAGACGCTGTTCGGCAGGACGCCATCATCGACTTGTTCTTTAACCTTGGTGCAACTCGGTTCAGACAATTCAAAAAAGCAATCGGTTACTTAGAAAGCGACGACTACATAATGAGCGCAGCAGAGTTTTTGGACTCACGCTGGTCGCAACAAGTCGGTTATCGCGCAGAAGAGATTTGCGAAATGATTGAGACTGGTGAATATGCCTCTGCTTAATATCAAAGTGCCAGCAGGCGTCGTTAAGAACGGCACAGAGTTGCAACAAGCGAATGCTTGGTCTGATGCCAATCTGATTCGATGGTACGAGGGAGCCATGCAGCCCATAGGCGGCTGGCGAGCTCGCACGACTAGCGCCTTGACTGGCGCATGTCGTGCGATGATTGCGTGGTTAGACAACAGTGGCAGCAGACGCACGGCTGCAGGCACACACACAAATCTGTACTTCGTTGCTACCGACTCCACGGTTACCGACATCACACCCGCAGGATTTACGGCTGGTAGTGCTGATGCTGTTCAGAACCTTGGTTACGGTGGCTCTACGTGGAACAGTTATACGTGGAACACACCTCGTCCAGATCGAGGTACGTACACACCTGCAACAACTTGGTCTTTGGATACTTTTGGTGAGTACCTGATCGGTTGCGCTACGAGTGACGGTAAGATCTATCAATGGGCCAATAACACATCTTCTGCAGCTGCATTACTAAGTAACGCCCCTACTTCTACTACAGCAATCGTTGTAACGCCTGAGAGATTCGTTTTTGCTCTGGGCGCTGGTGGTGTCGGTAATAAAGTAGCCTTTAGCGATCAGGAGGACACGAATACGTGGACTCCTGCATCAACCAACCAAGCTGGCTCGTTCACGCTCGCCACAAACGGCAATCTAATCGCTGGTCGCAGAATGCGCGGCGAGACGTTGCTTTTGACCGATATAGACGCACACGTTGCTCGGTATCAGGGCCCCCCCTTCGTTTATGGTTTTAGCCAAGTCGGTACGGGATGTGGCGCTATTAGTGCTGGGTCTTGTGTAGTGGCTGACCAGTCGGCTTTCTGGATGGGTAATAACGGCTTCTTTAGATACGACGGTACTGTGAAGCCTATACGCAGTGCGGTAGGCGATTTTATATTTGAAAACCTAAACAGCAGTCAGCGCAGCAAAGTTTTTGGTGTCTTAAATTCTCAGTTTTCAGAAGTCGTTTGGTTTTACCCATCTGCGGGCAGTAACGAAAACGACTCTTATGTGTCCTACAACTATGTTGAAGGGCATTGGCAGGTTGGCACCCTCGCCCGCACAGCTGGCTTTGATGTCGGTACGTTTGTTTACCCAAACTATGTAACGAGCGACGGTTACATATACGAGCACGAAGTCGGTTACATGTACGACACCGACTCAGAGGTTTTTGCTGAAACAGGCCCGATACAGCTTGGTAACGGAGACCGGATGGTTGTCGCCCGTAGCTTAATCTCAGATGAGAGCGCCAAGGGGGCTGTTACAGCCACTTTCAAGACGCGCAACTACCCTACTGCCGACCAATCAACTCACGGGCCATATACGCTCTCTGCTACGCCTACGTCGGTCAGATTTACAGGGCGGCAGGTAAATATGCGTGTGACTGGAGCCACAAACACCAGCTGGCGTGTTGGTGATATGCGTCTGGATGTTGCTGCAGGGGCGCGTCGATGAGTATTCGGTTGCCAAGTCCAGAACAGGCTTACGATGCGCAGGTTGAGCAGCAGCGAAACCTGCTCATCGAGCAGGCTGACAATTTGAATCATAAAAAGAATCAAGATGTAGAGGTTGGCGCTGCGCGGCTAATTTTGAAATCACCCAACGGCACTCGTTATTCGATCACCGTTGATAACAGCGGCACAGTAAGCGCGAGCTCAATATGAATGCAGTAGAGCAACAAACGGCTGCAGATGTGTTAGCCCCCTATCAGTCGCTGATTGAGTCGGCTTTGCAGTATTGCGGCGGCACTCACATCTACGAGGACATTGTTCAAGCTGTTGAGCTTGAACAAATGATGTTTTGGCGTGGGGAAAATAGCTGCATCGTAACTGAGGTTGCTGATTTTCCTCGCAAGCGCGTCCTCCATGTCTTTTTAGCGGCAGGCGATCTGTCTGAGCTAAAGGAGATGGAACCTAGCTTGCAGTTTTTCGCAAAGGCATTGGAGTGTGACGCCATAACGCTGTCTGGACGATCTGGTTGGGAAAGATCTCTTGTTTCTATGGGTTACAAAAAAATACACACGACTTTAGGGAAAGATCTTGATGGCTCAGAACAATAATCCTTTTTTGCCTGGGTACGTTCCCCCTGCATTTAATATCCCATCTACTCCCGGTGACGGTAGCCCCGGCTCTCTTAGCCCTGTTTTGCTAGGCGGGATCGGCGGTGCTGCGCCAGTGCGCAACACCACCCCTCAAAACATCTCTGATTTTTATGGTGGCGTGACCACTATAGGCCAGCCCGACGCAGGTTACTTCGATCAGTTTACCTTGCCTGGGGATAACCGAGCTTATGTCAGTTCTAGCCTTCCAGTAGCAGCTGCAACTGATGTCGTTGACACGCGCACCGATTACAGCGACCCCGAAATTTACGCAGAAATTCTCGGTCAGCTTCAAGGCATCTTGAATACTGGGGGCGCTTCCGCTGCTGATGTAAACGAAGCTATGAACGATGTCGTATCGGGTGGAACTTCTGAGGGTGGAAATACCGGAGGTGGAAATACTGGGGGCGGGAATACTGCCGACACTTACACAGACGCCTACGACACATATACGCCTTACGACCCAGTGATCGACGGGTCTACGATCATGTATGACGACTCAAATATCTTGGATCAGCTCGCAGATCTTAGGGCGATGCAGGAGACGTTTTTAACTGCTGACGATATTGCGCCAACAATTCAGTACGACGACGCGATACTCAAAAATCAAATGTTGGATTTAGAGGATCGTATAACGAACCTGCAGATTCCAGAGCAGACGTTTCAGCAATTCGACCCTACGCAATTGCAGACTCAAATTGACGAGTTGGCAATGGCTCAACCAATGGATACATCGCAATTTTTAACAGCTGCGGATCTGCCTACTTACGACACATCGCAGTTCTTAACGGCAGCTGATTTGCCGACGTACCAGCAATTTGACCCCTCTGGATTGCAGCAAGAAATATCCAATCTGCAAACGCAAGTCGGGCTGCTAAATGATGCGCCGACTGTCGACACATCGCAGTTTCTAACGGCTGCAGATTTACCAGAAGCGGCACAATTCGACCCATCTGACTTACAGGCTCAGATCGACGATTTACGGAGCTTATACGCAGGAAACACTGGCGGTTTTGCTGCACCAACAGGCAATTTTAGGATTAGATAAAATGGCAGGTAAGAACACGCAATCAATGCAGCAGCAGTTTGATCCTGAGATCAAACAGCGGCTGCTTCAGGTATACGATACAGGTGCGCAACTTGCGCAGACTCCATATCAGCCCTACCTCAATGCCACTGTTGCTCCAGCAAGCCCCGCGCAGACTCAAGGTATGCAAGCGGCAGCGAATGCAGCGCGTGCGGGTATCGGTCAAAGTCAACTGAATCAAGCGATTCAAGAAACCCAAGGCGTTGCAAACTTTTCGCCTACTTCGGTTGCTGCGACAAACGTAGGTATGCCGACAGCCCCTGGAGCTGTTAGTGCTGGTGCAATTAACACGGGCATAGGCTTCAATCAGATCGCTAATCAGCAAGTAGCTGCGCCTTCAGCTATCACAGCCTCCCAGCTCGGCATGGATCGAATAGGCCCGTTAGGTATGCTTTCGCCAGAGCGCGTCAGCGCGCAAGGCGTCACAGCGCAACAAGTCGGCCCAGTCGATGCGGTAGCAACCGACAGAATCAACGTCGACCCGATTACAAGTCGCGACGTTACAGCGCAAACAGTCGGCTCTCAGTCTCTCGCTGATACCGATTTATCGCGTTATCAGAACCAGTACACCACCAACGTTATCGATGCTGCACTGGGCGATTTAGATCGCGCTCGTCAAATGACGCAAAACCAAAACGCTGCAAGTGCTGTCGCTGCAAACGCATTCGGTGGTGATCGTCAGGGTTTACTTGAGGCTGAAACTAACCGAGCTTTTGCAGATCAAGCTGCACAAACAGCTGCAAGCTTGCGTCAAGCTGGTTTCCAAAATGCGCAGCAAATGGCTCAAGCTGATTTAGGGCGAGCACAGCAAGCAGGATTGCAATCGGCTCAACTCGGTTTGCAGGCTGATCTAGCCAATCAGCAGTCTGGGTTATCTGCTGCAACGACTAGCGGGCAACTAGGACTGCAAGCTGCTACAGAATCAGGTCGTCAAGCTTTGCAAAGCGGTCTTGCAGCGCAAGATGCGAACATGCGCGCTGCTTTAGCCAATCAACAAGCTGGTTTAACAGCGGGCACCACGACTGCAGATCAGGCGCTTCGTGCAGGTCTTGCTAATCAACAAGCTGGGCTCACGGCGGGTGGTCAGAATTTACAAAGCCAGCTTGATATTGCTCGCGCTAACCAAGCAGCTCGGCAAGCGATGGAATCGACGCAAGGCGCGCAGAATCTTCAAGCGCAACAAGCTACAGCAGCGAATCAGCTACAAGCATCGCAACTCAATGCAGCTAATAACCTTGCAGCACAGAGGGCTAATTTGGACGCCACCTTAGCGGCAGGACAGGCGCGTAATCAGGGCATGCTGTCTAACCAAGACGCAGCATTGAGAGCGGGACTCGCCAATCAGCAAGCAGGTTTGAGCACAAACCAGCTTGCGGCTCAAGTCGGTCAAGGAAATCAAGAAGCTGCGCTTAGAGCGGCGTTAGCTAACCAGCAAGTCGGTTTAACGGCTGGCGACCAAAATCTACGCGCTGCACAGCAATTAGCGGGGCTAGGTGAACAGCAGCGAGGACTCGCTTTCCAAGATGCGGCTGCACTTGAGTCAGTCGGTACTCGTCAGCGCGATCTAGCGCAGGAGCTACTTGATGATCGTTATCGCCGATTCTTAGAAGAACGAGAACAGCCTTTCAGGATGTTCGACGTTCTTCGTGGTGGCGCGGGAATACTGCCCTCTCCTGTCACCCAGCAAAGTTCTGGCGGCGGCTTTAGCATTCTAGGAGGTTAACGTGGGCGCAGCATTGAAGGCGGTAGCTATGAAGGCCGCTGAGAAGAAGATTAAGGACAGGATTATGGAATCAAAGCCTATGGGCTTTGCTGGCGGTTTGTTGAAAGCAAAAACCGACAACATTCTAGGCGAGGTTAACGACCTCGCTACTGATCCAAGCAAATTCGTCATGGATAAGTTTCGAGAGCGTACTGATCCGAAGTTTCATGTGAGGCGCATGCTGATGCGTAAGGGTCTTACTGACGAACAAGTAGACGAGATGTTGGACAAGATGTACTACACCAACAGCAATCAGTCGGAGCAGCGAAATGGCATCCTTTGATGAAATGATGAAGAGGCAGGCACTGGCCCGAAGGCCAGTGTCTGCTCAGATGAGCCCTGTACCTCGCAACGAGTTAGAGCGGCAGGGTGTCGTTTACGACAACCGAATGAATGATGTTCGTACACTGGCAGCGCAGAGAGCTGCAATTGCAAACGATATGCAAACCTTGCCTCCAGTACAGCAACAGCAGGTAGAAAGCAATTTCCTGACACGTAGATCTAAGAACCCAGTGTTAGGAATGCTGCAAGGGTTAGTTTCTCAGCGCCTAATTAGTAAAGGCCTGATGCAAGACCCAACAAATATAGCGAGAAGCAACTATTACGCGCAGCAAGCTCGTGAACAAGAGCTGCAGAACATGGAGCGAGAATCCAACTATTTGACAACGGAATCAGATCGTTTGCGCCGCCGCGCTGTCATGGACGCCTTACAGTCTGGGGTTCCTGGCGTTACTCCTGAGATGGGTTTTACGCTCGATGAGCGATTGAAGCAGCTAAATCGGCAAGCAGGTGGCGAAATGACGCCGCTTGACGATCTCAGTTATGCAAGGTCTGCAGATATACGCGCTGCTGGCCCGCAATTGGATCAGACGGTGCGATCAATGCTGGCAAACAAACAAATCGATCAACTTCAAGCGGATTCGGTTTTGCTTGCAGCAACTCCTGAAATGAAAAAAGAGGCTTATGACAATCTGGTTCTGCAAACACCCATTGGAAACACGGGCTACACGGAAGGAAGAACCAGTGCGGGCGCGATAGTTAAGAATCCGAGAATTAGTGACGATCAATACTTTGATTTACAGAATTTAGGTTTTGTGCGGACTTCCATTCAAGTTACTCAAGACGACGAAGCTGCAAGTGCTATCAATGAGTATTTTGAGCCAGCAGCATTTACTAACAGAGCAAAAACACTAGCAATCTACGAAAGTGTTTTGCCTAAAATTCTGGGCGCAGCAATCAGGGGTGATGCAACGTTTTCTGGCCCTATCGCGGGCTTGATTCCCGACGATGCTTTAGTCTTCCTAAACGATCAGGCTGTAAACACTAAAAATGACCTGCGTACAATCTCGCAACAAAGCTTGCGAGAGACTTTGGGTGGTCAATTTGCTGTGCAAGAAAACATCCAGCTGCAACAAAACTTCTATAACCCAAGCCTACCTCCGTTACTGAACTTTGCTCGTATTCGCAGATCACAAAAAGTCGCGCAAGAGGTGATGCGACTGAACGAGGACATGGCAGAGCATCTGCGCAAGTACAAGTCCTTAGCAAATGGCCCAAGGGACGAAAACGGCGAACCTATCCCCTTCAAGCGCCGCAAACTCTCCGAAGTGTTTAAGTCTTTGAACGCTGGAGCTGACGGTCTATCTAACCTGATGAGCGAGTTTAGTCGTGATGAGTTGACACAGATGGCTAGCAGCAAAATCGACGGTGAGTACGAGGGAGAAAAACTCTGGAAGCTCGTAGACAAAGAGCTACAAAGGAGACAGAAAGATGGAATATGATGAAATCATTGCTGAGCTGCGTCGAAACAACGCAGAACCTGAAGAGCAAAGTTACGGCTCTGAGGTTTTAAGCAATGTCATACCTAGTGGTAAAGCCGCGTTAAATGACTTCATTTCCACGTTTCAAGATCCAATTGGCGCAGCTGAAAATGCTTACGATCTAGGCGTAGGCGTTTACAGCTTACTAACGGACGGAGACGAGCCAGAGGAAGAAATGGCTCGTGCTGTGGGACAGTATTACGCTGACAGATATGGCAGCTTGGATGCTGTAAAAAACTCGTTCAAGACTGATCCTGTAGGCGTTGCGTTAGACTTCGCTTCAGCTTTCAGTGGCATGGGAGGTGCTGTCAGAGGCACTGCGAACCTTGCGTCGTCTGGAGCTCGTAAAGTTGGGGCCGATAAGGTGGCTGCTGCAATAGATAAAGTTTCTAACAGTACGATGGGTGAGGCCGCTAGAGCAGCTCTTATTAGCAGCGATGTCGCTTCTGGCAAGGCTGTCGGCCAGCTCGCGTCATCGCTCCCAAAGCAAATTGGCAAAAGAACCTCTAACGCTTTGGGGCAAATAAGCGGTGCAGGAGCTGAAAACTTACAACGGGCTTTTGAGATGGGGCGCAGCTCTTTGCCATTAGGCCAAAGAGCTCGCCAATTTAAGCAAACGATGAGGGATCGAGGGCCGTTAGCTGTCTCCGACGATCAGTTTGCTGACATGGCAAACACTGCGCTAGGCGGCATGAGAAAAGATGCGAGTGCTGACTATCGCTCTGGACTTGCAGCGGTAGACTTTGGCGCTCCAGATCCCAACCTATTTAACGACGTTCTAAATACAGTTACAAAATTTAACCAAGAGAGGCGCAGGTTTGCTGGGCCAGACTCTAAGGCCGATACACAAACGCCAGCGAATGCTCCAATCGTCGACAGCATGATTCAAGATGTTTACGACTTCTCTTCGGGGCCAATGCAAAACCGTGAAGCTTTGTACGCATTGCGGGTCAAGCTAGATGAATACGAGATACAGCCTAAAACAACAGCAGATCGTTTGAGATCACAGTTGCGCGATGAGCTGCAATCAAAATTAAAAGAAGACAAAAAATACGCTGAAGTAATGAGCAATTACGAGCGTGCAAACAAAATTGCAAACGAAATCGAGTCTGAGCTTTCGTTAGGTCGTCGCAACAATGTGAGTCAAAACTTACGGAAGCTGAACTCAATTACGCGCAACAACGTTAATACGAACTTTGGTCGTAGGGTCGAGCTTGTAGAGCGTTTAGGCACAGAGTCAGGTCAAAACCTTGTGGACGTAGCCACGGGCATGGCTTTACGCGCTGATGAGCCCACCGGAGCAGCCCGAATAGCGCAATCTACAGGGCAAAACATAGGTTTGCTGTCGGTTATGGCAGATGCAGTAGAGCCAAGTCAGGCGGTTTCTTCAGCTCTTGCTCAATCGTTTTTTACGCCTCGCACTATGGGTGAGGCATCTATGGCTACTGGTCGTGCAGCAATGGCTGCTCGACCAGCTACAGCTGTGTTCTCTGCCACAGCGCCCACAGCAGGCTTGCTTGGGTATGGACTAGAGCGCACAGATGTACCCGCTGTAGAGGGCGACACAGCAGAAGAATATCGCAGACGGTTGCTCATGCAGGGCTTGTTAGTCAAATAAGGCAAGTATGAAACTCACAGACGCAGAAAAACGCCGATTGAAGAAAGTCGGCTTATCGAAGCTAAACACAGTCAAAAGAACACCGAGTCACCCTACGAAGAAAGCTGTCGTTGCGGTAAGAGATGGCGACTCAGTAAAGGTGATGCGGTTTGGCGATCAGAAGATGGGCCATAACTACAGCGCCGAAGCTCGTAAGAGCTTCAAGGCGCGCCATGCAAAGAACATTGCCAAGGGGCCTACTAGCGCCGCCTATTGGGCAAATAAGACCTTCTGGGCTGGCCCTAGCGGCAGCAAGAAGTCCCCTCCCAAGAGCCAAAAACAAAAATTCGGTAAAAAATAGGAGTCAGTATGTACGGCAAAAAGCACATGAAAAAAATGGGTCGTAAGGGCATGGAAAAGAAAGTCGGCGGCAAGCGCACACCCACAGCACCAGCCTATCCACCCAAGTAAGGAGTCGTTATGCCGCGCAAGGGGTTGTACGCTAATATCCACGCTAAGAAAAAGCGCATTGCAGCTGGATCTAAAGAAAAGATGAGGAAGCCTGGAACGAAGGGCGCTCCTACCAAGGCAGACTTCAAGGCTGCAGCTAAAACCGCCAAAAAGAAGTCAAAATCACGTAAGTAATGCGGTTGGAGTTTGGCAAAAGTTTGTCAAAAAATATAAGAACTGTACGTTACTGCTCATCTCTTGAAACACTAGCGACACACAATAACCAATAAAAACAGTGTGTTATGAGGTGGTGAGTGTTGTGAATGTAGCAGTTTTCGCCCTTAAAATCCCTCGGCAGCAATGCCGTGCCGGTTCGAGTCCGGCTCCGGGCACCATACTAAGTTGTTGATTTAATTGACTTTGCAAAAGAGCATGGGTTTCGACCCACGCTCTTTCTCGCCCAAAACATTGAAAGTTTGGCAAAAATTTGTCAAATTTACTCAATAATTACTCCCGACACCTCGTTATGGCCATCAAACCGCGCAAGCACACTATAAAAGGTAAGACCTATTACCGAGTGCGGGTAAACAAAAAGCGAGAGGGTCTGTTTGTAGACGAAAGCTTCAGCAGGCTCAGTGAGGCTCGCCAGTTCATTGCAAAGATAGAGCTCGGTCATAAGTTGGTGCAGGCCAACAAAACCAACAAAACATTTGGCGACCTTGTTCGTTGGCTAGAAAAGAATAGACACCGCATAAAGAAGAAAGGTGGCGAGCCCTACTCCGAGACTACGCTCAACACTAACTTCTCGCGCTGGCACTTCTATTGTAAGAATGGTTTTGAGGACATTCGTTTAAGCAACTTAGATGGTGGACGAATACATCTACTCACCTCTCAACTCGCAGAGAAGTTTCAGTGGGAGCCACAAACCCTCTATCGCAACCAAAGCGTGCTCAGCTCCGCGTTAAAGGTAGCTGTCGATCTGGGTTGGGTATCGAAGAACGCGATGAAGGACGTAAGTGATCGACACAATAAGCAGGTGCGTCGTAATCGCGTCGTGACGCAAGATGAGTTTGATCGCATCTGTCATGCCTGCTTTGAAGCAGGCTATGACAGATTGTTGGCTTGGATCAGCTGCATGTGGGAAACGGGAGCTTGTCGTGGCGAGCTGCTGCAGCTCACTTGGGATTGCGTAATACCTTTAGAGGATGATGTCTTTGGTGCAGAGCTTGTGTTCCGCGCTGAAACAACAAAGAACAAGCAAGAGAAACGATTGCCGATAACGCACGATACTCTTAACAAGATTAAGAAAGCTGCAGTGAGTGACGAGCCCGTATTTGTTGAGGGCACACAGTACAAGCAATGGGCTGACGCAAAGAAAAGAGCTGGGCTAAGCGAGCCTGATCCTATATATGGTGAAAAGATCACATTCCATCATTTACGTCATGCTTTAGCGACTCGTGTAGCAAAGTCTGGGGCTGCTCTTGATGAGCTGATGGCCGTTGGAGGCTGGAAAACTGTCAGTCAGGCGCAGAGATATATGCACGTAGAAAGCCAGCGCGCCAAAAGTGCGCTGGCTCGTCTTTACCAAGACTCTGGATCGCGCTCATAAGTCAGCTCGTCGCCGACTGTCGTTAAACGAAACCGCCGCGTTGTGTTGTAAACCGTGTGCGGCTTTACATCTAATAACCTAGCAATGTGAGTCCCAGGCAGTCCCTCTTTATACTTTAATAGTATCGCCATTACCTCTGCTGGGCTCACCGGAGCTTCTTTACCCTCAAAGTCTGAGCGCGAGGCTCTACGGAAGCCTGACTTCGCGTGCTTTTGGTACGCGCAGATTGCTTTGTAAAACAAGTCACTCAACGTTAATCACCTCCACCCTCACTCGATTCCACAAATGGCGCTCGTGATCTTTAGCTTGAAAGCAAGCTAGGTAGATCGCTTCGTCTTTGTCTTTAGCGAAGACTCGAATGTGCTTACTGCTGCTCTCAAACGACAAATAGCCATTCACATCCCTATAACGATGCACCACGAGATCGACCTCGTAGTCCCTAGTCATCGTCTTGTTGGTATTCCAGCCAAGCAAAGTATTGCGTTGGACTTATCAACAAAGATGACCGAGAGGCTTCTGGATCTTGTTTCTTGGTAATAATGACCCGCTGCTCCTTGAATCCGTTGCGCTCACGGTTCTTAGCCTCTGCTTTTAACGAGTTAAAGCTCGTGTGCAGGTTTGGGTACTTTTCATGGAACGCACGCAGCGTCATGTAATCTGTGTTCATAAAATCTCCACTTTGCCGCTAAATGCTTCGGCAATTTCTAGTGCTTCGTCTTGCACCCATCCGTTACGGCACAGCCATGCCATTCGGTCTGATGGGATGTGATCTGGCCCGTTTTGGAACTGTTCGTCGTCCCGCTGGTAAATCATTTCGTCTTCATCGATTAGCGTTGCGGGCACAAGCTCTGGTATCCACTCGTGATCGTTACAACCTGTTTTCTGCTCATCGAAGGTGAGAACTTTTCGGTGTTTCTTGCAGCCCCAACGCCCACGCTTTAGATCGTCGTCGTTAAAATCTCGACGAGAGAAACGACAGTTTCTGCAGTTGATTTGCTTCGGGGTGAGGTGACCGAGGTATACACCTTGGTCATCCTCATCCATGAAGTTTTTAACGCGGTAATCGCTGGCAGTCATGGTCGGTGGTGGTGGCGACTCAAGCTTCACCAACCACTCAGCCCTTTCCATGATTTCTTCGTAGGCCGCTTTATCAAACGGAACGATCTCTTCATAGATCTCGCAGTCGTTTTTGTTAACAACAATCACGACGCACTCTTCTACGTCGTAGTCGTGCTGCTCGTTAATAGCGCCCATGTAGCCTTGGATCTGACACCAATAGCCGTTATCCCACTGCTTATAGCTACCAAGCTTCTTTAACCGATTGAAACGCCGACTATTGGCGCTCTTGTATTCGGCTAACCGATAGCAGTCGTCCCAATACAAAAGGTCGTCAGCGTGCCAACGGACATGCCCAGAGATAAACTTGCCGCCTATCTGCTCTGGGCCGTTCGTAACCACAAAGGCTTTAGGCAAAGCCTTATGCAGTATGTCTTCGACACCATCACCAAGACGAAAGATCATCTGCTTCCTGCCATCTGAAATGGCAGGAAGACACCAACGATCATCCATCCAAATTGATCTGGCGCACTTCTCCAGGCCCATATTCGACAACCCTGCGTAGGATCGTCTTTCCCCTGACTTGGAGTAGTGCTCCAGTATAGTTTGCTTGACGCTAATCATGGCTGGTTCGGGCTGGGTGCCAGCCGCACCCTGCTTTCATTGCGGCGGGGATAGCAGAAGCAGAAAGCACAAGAGCCCAATGGTTAAAATGGGATGTCACTGTCACCGCCAGACGTTGATGGTGCAGGGTCGGAGTTACTCTTCGTTGCTTCGTTCCAAAACGCGATTTTGTTATAACCCTTTTTGTCGATTTCAATTGTTACGTTTGCAGTTTTTCCGATAAGGACGCGAGCAGCGTGCGTATCGATAACGCGACTCTCTACGTTGATGTAACCGCTTTCCTTCGCGTCTTGCCCTAAAGCTTTGAACGCAGCCAAGGTCTTTTTGAGGCCAGAAATATCAGGTGCCCCGTCTTTGTCGATTGCGTTTAGCCAAGTGCGTAATGTGCGCTTACTTTTATTTTCGATAACCTCTAACTGAACGCCTTTGCTCCAATCGCTTTCGCTGTCTTGGACGTCTTTGACCGTTATGTCGTATTGACCAGCTGGCAAAGCTTTTTTCTGCTCCCCACCGCCAACCAAGTCGTCAAAATCTAAACCGTCTAATTTAAGTTCCATGCTTTCTTCCTCGTTCAATACCTTCACAAAATGCTTTCCAACTCAGCTCTACGACTGGCTCGTTAGCTTCTCCTAGTACAGGGGTGCGAGATTTCGCGTTGAAGGTGGTTGCCCCCGCTGTCATCAACCAACGCTTTAACGGGTCACCCTCTGGAATGACCCGTTTAGCGATCCCCTGCCCTTCTTTTCGCGTCCATACGTCGTGGTAAGCGAGCGATACGAAATCAGCCCACTCCTGTAGCTTTTCAGCGACTTTCGCTGGCAGTTTGAGTTGATGCTTCTGGTAAGGCTCGACCATAGGGTCAGCCTTATAGGCTTTAACGTGGGTGTGACAGATCACACAAACGTTGAAACCAGATCGGTAGATGTTGTCGAGTAAGTTAACGACGCCATCATTAATTTGAGCTAAGCGTGTGTGACCTGCGCCCCACTCGAAATCGGCAAGACTTTTTATGTGAGGGCTTTTCTTTTGGCCTTCAGCAATTACCTGCTCTTCCATGAACTTTGCAGTCCAGTCGTAGCTATCGACGATGAACGTCTGATATTCGTGCTTGCCTGCGGCAAACTCTTTGCAAAGCTCGATAAAGTCTTTGAGGTTTGTGATCTCGATACGAGATACGTCGAGGAAGTTGCTGCCATTTTCTATGTCAGCAACGAAGGGAGATGGCATCTGCGATGCGCAAGTTGATTTACCTGCGCCAGATGACCCCGCCAAGACCCATTTTATCGGCTGGTCAGACCGTATTCCTTTTTCTGCTTTCTCTAACAAAATATGTGTCTCCTTGGTTAAGGAGACACATATTAGTCATGTCTGTGTCAGAAATCAAACACTGTGTCGCAAATGGGACAATTGAATCACGTTTTCGGACTTCTCAGTTTGCGCCACCAGGAACTCAGAAACATACTCTTCTGGCACTTTCTTAATCATAAAGTCCTTCGCGCACACCAAGTAAAGACTGGGCCCGTAAAATGGTAGCGTTCTAACAACGCTTTTCATTTTGTCGCTCTCACAACAATCGCAACCCCATTGGCCCGTTTTAACCCATGTTAGGTATTGCTGCTCTATTGTCTTTTCCCAAACCTGCCAGCCGTACTCACTGACAGCTTTCGCAACGTCTTCCTCCATGTCGCCCACATTTGCAAATAACAGGAACTCACCTTGCTTATCCTCGTCATCTGACGGGTCGTAGGTTTGGTCAACTCCCAGAAAGTTGTTTTCGCTGTTTGCGAACACTCTAAACTTTGTCTTTCCGTCTTCCTCTAGCAGCACCCACTTAAAGTGCGGTTCTACCCGAAAGAAGATGTCCATCTGCATTGTTAACCAATTATTCGCGTCTACACTCAACCTCTCAAACGCTATTTCCATTTTTGACTTCCTTCTCAGTCCAGCTCTTAATCACAAGCCGTATTACTTCTAACTGATCCTTACTCAAGAGAGGTAGCGCCGACACAATATCAGCTGTGTCCTTCGCCTCTCTTTTGACTTGGGCTCCCCATTGAATCCAACTCGGTTCCCTGTTGTACAGCTCGGCCAGTGCAATGATGTGCTGCTTTTTTGGGCTGGAAGTCCCCTCTTCCCAACGCAGCACCGTATTCGCACTTACACCGCATTCGCCTGCTACGTATCTCAACGAATACTGATTTATCTCGCGGAGATTACGTAAGCGATCCCCCGTCGTTTGTTGTTTAGCCACTAAAGCCTCCTATTAGTCCCTTGACACACTCATCATACAGTAAGTTGCAGCAGTTGCAAATTTGAGACAGTCTCCCGCGACCAAGGAAATTAGTGTCAATTATGGAACTACTGAAACAGGTGGGGGGTGATGACCTGCGCTCCGCACTGAAAGAACTGGTCGAAGAATACGATGTTACGATTCTACCCTGCGGCCCTGACAAGCGGCCACGCACAGACCTTGTAGGCGCATGGAAGGATCTACAACAGCGGCCCAATAACGAGATCGAGCTGGCGCATTGGTTTAGGAACCACGATGGTTACTGGGGTGCGGTGACGGGCAAAAACTTTAACGTCATCGACATCGACAGCTACAAAGACGACTCGTTAAAACCGTGGGTTGTTGAGAATCTACCACCGTCACCACTGAAGGCCATAAGCCGAAGTGGTGGCGAGCATCGTTACTACGCCACCGACCCAGAGCTCGTTTTACCCACTGGCCAATTCAATGGCATCGATACCAGAGGCAAAGGCGGCTACATCATAATTGCTGGCCCTGGATATCAACTCAGCTGGGAATCTGACGAGGATTTTTGGAAGTTTGAAGACCTGCCAACGCTCGGTGTGCAGCACATTGCAGCGTTAGAGGGGCGTAAGCAA